GTCAAAAACTCTTCTTCCATCGGCAGGCCCATAAAGCCCCGCGGCATCATCATGAATTTGTCCATTCTGTGTTCTCCTTTAAGTTATTTCGCGGCCAGAGGCGCGGATGGTCAGCGAGGTGGTTGCGCCGGCAATGGTTGAAATAAAGCCGCCAGACTCCAGCGATTGCCCGACCAGCTCTGGGAAAGTGTAGGTTTCATCCGGTGCAATTGCACGGGTGTCCACGATCAAGTTGGTCACGCCTGCAGTGCCGCCACTGGTCACTAGGTTGACGCTGATGGTGACATTGCCTGCCGTGGTGTTGGTGGCTGTGAACTTGTCAATGATGGCCTTGCAGTTCACCGCGGTGTATTGCGTGGTCTGGGTGTTCTCGGCTTGCTTTGCTGGAATCAGCACCTTGATTGTTACTGCCATGAGTTTTCCTTATGTGGCTTCGCCGCCACTTGCAATGATGGTCAAGCCTGTAGATGCGGCCTGAATCTGGATAGTGTCGCCTGCATTCAAAACCTCGATGCCGTTGTACTGAAGTGAGTTGCCGCCTGGAACTGAAACATCGTAAAGAAAAGCATTGCTTGTGCCTGCCGAGCCTGCCGATGGAACCAGGAACACGCGCACATTGATGGCCGCTGCCGTGGTGTTGGCAATGCTGAACTCTTTAAGCAATGTGCGAGTGCTGGCCGGCACGGTGTAGAGCGTAGTCACACCCGTGGTGATAGCTGCTTGGCCCAGCTTGGCAGGTGTGATTACATCGAAAGCCATGTCAGCACCTGGTTAGATCGCACTCGTGCGGTTTGGTTTGCGTACGGCAAGATGCCGTTCACATCGTGCGACAGCTCAATATTGTTACGCACCGGGGCCAGGGCCAGCAACTCTAAGGCTTGAGCCAAAGAACTAATCTGAGCCAATGCGCTGTTGGCTGTGGCTGCCGCGGTGTCTGCCTGATATTCAAAATCGGTTCCCACAATGACTTGAATTTCATCAACTGTGGAGAACAGCAGTTCAAACTGCCTGATCTGCTGCTGGTCAGTCAGGAATGTGGCAAGCTGATCTCGCGTGAGGTTCAGCCTGCGTGATTGTGGTGCGGTAGCCATCAGTACGCCAAGGGTTCAATCTGAGCTTCAAGACGGACAAACGACACATGGGCATCACTGTCGCCTTGAAATCTCTGGATGCGCCAGTTGCGCATGTGCCCCTGCTGGAACCAGGCCAAGCGCTTGGAGGTGCTGCCAATCGTGCCCACCGTGATGCTTTTGTCCTGACTCCAGGAGATACCATCCACGCTGTAGCTAGTGCTGATCTGTGGATTCTTGCCAAGCGCCACGCTGCCGGTCAAGCTGACCAGCTCTAGCCTGTTAAAGATCGCGCCATTGCTCTCGTTGTAGACAATGAGCGTGCTGAACTCCCAGCGCACTTGCTGGCCCCAGTGATAGCCTGTGTTTTGCACCAGATAGCCGATGTTGCTGGACTGAGGATCGCCCACCAGCCACTTGTCGTAAATCCAAACTAGGTTTCGTGCGCGATACTGCGCAAAACCAGACACGGTGCTGGTGAGGGTGAACCAAACCGGATTTTGTAGCGCCTCTGATGCGGCAGCGTCATAGACCACGGTGCGGTCTGGCAGATGCACATAAAGGTGCTGATGGTTCTTGTCGTTGCGTGCTTCCAGTTTGACCTTGACCAGTTGCGCCTCGGTGTACTGCAGCAGCAGGTTGTCGATTTCTTGGGTGCTGATTTTCTGGGTGGTGGCTGCTGCGCCGATGTAGATGCCTGGGGACTCGTTGCGGCCACCGCCCAAAAAGGCAATGCGTTCGAGGTAGATGCAGCAGGCATGAGTGCCCAGCACACCCTTTTGGACTTGTGCGCCATCGATTCGTGCGAACGGGAACAGCGCACCGCCCACGTTGTCAAACACCTCTTGCGTGTTGCTGTTCAGTGCATAGACCTCGTTGCGCAGCTTTAAAAGGGCCACCACTGGGTCTGGGTCAACCTCTGAACTGCCGTATTTCAAGGGGTTGACCTGGGTCGGGTCTGTCAACTCAGTGACGACCAGGTTTGCACCGTCAGTCGTCATAAAGTAACCATCCACCCAGCAGAAGTCCAGCACCACGCCAAGGTCAGGGTCGGTGACTTGGCGCAAGATAGGAGCCGTTGGGTTCCAGCCTATAGTGCCTGGAGTGTTAACTGGTATCCAGTAATACAGCCGCCCACCGGATGCAATTGCTAGCACATCAAAGCTGTAGTCCATGCTCACCAGCTCGGTGACAGGCCCGCCAACATCACCAAGAATGGTCACAGCGCCGTTGCTGGCGACTGTCACTAGCTTCGTGCCCATCACCCTGTAGCAAATTCCGTTCCAGCTGATGCCGCCACGGTCAACGCCTGGGCCTGTGCCGTTAGCGACAATGCCATCACCCTGCCTCAAAAATCCATTGCTCACGCCTGATGTGATTGGCACAGGAACCATATTCACAGGATAGGCAGTGCGCAGCTCTGGTGTGCTGTCAGCATAAATGCCGCTTAGGATAGGGATTTGCATGGTTACTTCTTAGCCTTGTTTCGGGCCGAGATTTTATTGGCCTTGGCTTTAGCATCAGCCTTGCTCGATGCACCCCATGCGCGAAGACTCAGCAGCAGCCTGGTGGGTTCACCGTCTTTGTATTCTGGGCCAGGATTGCCACTCATGCGAGCCAGAAACGATGCCCTGCGAGGGTTGTCACCAGACTTGACTGGAGGCTTGAGATTCATGCCCTCAGCCTTGGCCGCAAGTCTGCCCTTGGCATTCAAGCCACCCTTTGGGTTCTGGCCTTCTTTGCGTGCGTAGGCTGGGGTTTTCATCTGAAGCCCTTAACTTTTTCGGCAACCTTCTTCGGCTGCTTGGCAAATTGCTTGCCTGCCTTTGTAGCCTCACGCTTGGCCTTAGTGGTCGCTGCATACTCAGCCGCGGTCAGGGCTTTGATGGCCTTGGCCGGCAGATACCTTTCGCCTGTTTCAGATGATGGCTTGCCCGACTTGGTGCGCCAGTCTTGCTTGCTCCAGTCTGACAGTGACTTTTGCGGGGCTTTCATTTGTTGGCTTTTTTGGGTGGTGTTTTCGTGACGGTCACGCTTGCAGCGGTGTGGGTTTTGCCGGTCATGAGTCTTTCGCCCATCTTATGGACTGGGCCAGTGAAAACTTTGCCATCAGGCAGGTAGTGCTTTGTGGTTTTAATCACGATAGCCACCGCCTTTTTTCTTGTACTCCGTCGCCAGCAGTTGGGCTTTTCTCGCGCTCCACTCGCCTGGGTCGCCACCCTTTGTGCCCGCCTTGATTTTCTCAAACAGGGCTTTGCGCATGGTTGGCTTCGTGTAGTTGCCAGCCGCATTCACCGAGGACTTGGGCTTGGTTGCCATTACGCCACCACCGCACCACGGAAGCCGACAACCCACCAGTCTGTCCCAGCAAACTGAAGGGTGACTGAATCACCAACGGCATTGAAGGTGATTGTGGTTGCGCTGCCTAGGTTGGCCGGGGTCAAAACACCAGTATCACCACCCGCCGCTTCTGCAACATAAATAATCGTTTTCAGTTGGCCCTGTGCGCCATCAGCCAGAGTCAACGCATTGCCAGTAGCAGTCGAAGTAAAAGCTGTGGCAAGGCTTGTGGTGTTTACAGCACCTGGGCCACTCAATGCCTGGACTGTTGCCGATGCTCCAGTGCCTCCATTTGCAACCGGCAATGCACCAGTCACGCCAGTTGTAAGGGGCAACCCTGTGCAATTGGTAAGCACTCCAGACGTTGGCGTTCCAAGAAGCGGAGTGACCATCACCATGCTTGTGGATGTGCAGGCGCTAATGTTGCCGCTGGTCACTGTACCCAGCACAGGCGTTACCAAGGTGGGGCTGGTGTTAAACACCAATAGACCCGTGCCGGTCTCGTCGGTCATGGCTGCACGCAGATTTGCGCTGGTTGGGCTGGCAAGCCATGCAGCAATACCTGATGCTAAATCTGGAATTACAGCCGTGATCTGATACCAGGAGTTTGTGGGCTGGTAAAAACGAATCGCTGTTGCCGAACCAGCGGTCAGTGATGTCACTGCACCGTAAATAGCCGATGCACCATTCAACGCAATGGTCAGCGATGTAATGGTTTGTGTTGATGTAATCAGCACCGTAGTGCCATCAGGCACGCCAGTGTTCAGAGGCAGCGTGATCGTGCCAGATGCCAAAGTGCCTGCGGGTTGCAGCAGCATCCACTGTTGCTGACTCACTGGTGTCGGCACTGTGATGTTGAACCCAGAGCCAGGCACGTACAGATTGACCGCCAGAGTGGGCGAGGCAAAACTTTGCTGAAAGAACGTCAACAAAGAACCAATCGAGGTTCTGCGCGCATCGCCATTGTTGGGCGAGTAAACCGGCAACTGATCGCCACTTGAGATGGGGCTCAGAACTGGAAGTTGATTGATTGTTGGCATCGTGATCCTCAGTAGTATTCGATTGGCCCATCAGGGCCAGCATCAACAGGGCTATAGGGTGGGCGCACAAACGGGTTGTCGTACACACGCCAGGGCTTATTGCCAGCGCCAGCCGGTGTGGTTGCTGGCAGTTGCTTTTCTAGCGGGAATGTCGCACGCTGCAGCAAGATGTCGTAACCCTGCTTGGCAGTGGTCTTCGTCTCAATCATCACTTGCTTGCCGTAACTCGGGGCAAGCCTGATGCCTAGACTGCAGATGATGGCCTCATAAGCAGAATCAGGCACATTGGTCTGCTCATCTAGATCGCTATCTTGTGGGCTTGAAGGTATCGGGTAGCCCAAGCGAATGCCCTTGGCGTTCCAGTCTGCCATCATTGCATCCAGCCTGCGCAATGCTGACTCGATCTGCTGGGGCTGCATGTCGAAGGCGTAGGAGGCCAGGCCGATCTCCTCTAAGGCGGCGCTTATGAACTGGCGCTTGCTGTATCCCATGATGACTCCATCGCCTGGTTGATGCGGTTGAGCAGCGTTTCATCTGACCAACGCTTGTCTACTTTGAGGCCAATTTTAGCAGCCTGCTCCAACATCTCGTCTCGTGTTGGCTCGCCCACTTCCACAATCTCCACTTCTTGAACAGCATCAATGGGTGATGGGAAGCAGCGTTTGGTCAGCTTGCGCTCAAGGGCTTGTGCTTTTTTGAGTTTGCGCTTTTGCAGCCGCAACTCCCGCCACGGGGCGAGAGTCTTGGTCTTAACGATTGCGGCTGACTTTATCATTTTTTCATTGGTGCTTTGCCAGGCTTGCCAGCGGCTTTTGCCGACTTGCTTGCCATGCCAAGTGCCATTGCTACGGCTTGCTTTTGGGGCTTGCCGGATTTCATTTCCATAGCGATGTTCTTGGAAACCGTCTTGTCAGAATAACCTTTTTTCATTGGCATGATGCGCTCCTAAGTGAAACAGGCCAACATCTCTGCTGGCCTGTCTGTTTTACATGATGCGGTAAACCACGAATGTGTTGGCAGCAGTCTTGCGGATGCGGAAACGTGCCGCAGCGCCAGCTCCAGCACCTGTCGCAGGAGAACCCACAATAGTCACGCCTGTGTTGACCGTTAAGGTCAAAGCAAACGCAGCCAAGGTGATAACGCTGAAGTCAAACGAATCATCAATTGCAAATACGGTTGCCGCCTCAAGTGCAGCAGCAGTAGGCAACTGAATGTCGCGGCTAGCCGTTGGCGTTGCTGTGATGATGCTGGTCAACAGGTTAGCCGCAGTCATAGCCATCGAGCCGCCATCAGCGATGTTGGCTGGTGCAGGCTGAGACTGCCAGTTGCCATCGTTACCGATTGCAGGTGCTGTTCCAGTGCTATATAAAGCACCAGATGCACCAGCTTGAATAGTCACGACAGTAGCATTGGTGAATGCGGGTGACACATAAGTGGTGTTTTCAACAACAGACAACAGGTCTTGTGAATCAGGAAAGTTGGGATAACCAACTTCTTGAAACACGCTTGCTGGTGAAAAGGCTTGAACAGCGATTTTCTGACCAGCAGGCACTGTAACGGTGGCTGTACCTTGTGTAAAGATTACTTGATAACTCATGATTTACTCCTTAAGGTGTTTGGTTGAACAACAGGATGCCTGACATCTCTGGCTG